CAACTGATACTGCTCATAAAGTAGAACCTGAAGCAACACCATCTGATACTAATGCTATAGATACATACACACATAATGGTGTAGCTGATTCAAGTAGAACAATAGGTCACTATACAAATGTAACTGGTACAGCTAGTAAAGTTGGAACTGGTGCTACATTTGATGTTGATGTAGATACTTCAGGAATACCTACTCTTACACTAGTATCTGGAGGTAGTGCTTATTATGCTGGTGAAACAGTAACGATTGCCGATGCCTCATTAGGTAGTGGAGGTGGAGCAGCTATAGTTGTTACTATTTCTACTACAAAAATTGTTAAATCTGGTGGTGCATATACTGCTACAACTGGATATAAAAAGGATGAAGTCATCACTATTGTAGCAGGTAATAATGATGCTAAGTTTAAAGTTTCTGAATTAACTTGGCAAAAAGGATTAGACGTAACTAATGAGCATCCTCAGTTGGCTGCTGATGGGAAAAAGATATTTAAATTAATTGAAGTAAATCCTCCTACTCATACGCAGGCACAGTTAACCACAACTACGAGTGCAATGGGTACAGCACAGACTAACTATAATAATGCTGTGTCTACTGAAGCAACTGCTAAAAGTAATTATGATGCTGAAGTAACTGCCTGTGCTATATCTAGTGTGCCTAGTAATGCATACTTAAAAGATGCTACAGCTGATGATATTGAATTACTAACTCTTAATGATTATACGTTTGTATTAAACAAAAAGAAAACAGTTGCTATGACAGCAGATACTGTTGCTGCACTGCCACACGCTTGTTTTATTGTTATTAATGTAGTTGCATATAATAACACATATAATGCTACATTAGGTGGTAATTCTTTTAGTCATACTACACCACAAGATATAACAGCTGGTGATGCAGACGCTACTACAATTGTTTCAGCCTTACAATCTGCTATTAATGCACACTCTGATTTCACAGCAGTTACCGTAGGTCCTGGTATCTATGTTACTAGTAGTGGTGCATTTACTGTTAGTACTAGTGGTGGTTCACAGAACGATGCTATATATGCCTTTCAAGATAAAATAGATGATGTATCTAGATTACCAGTAGAGTGTTATAATGGATATAAAGTTAAAGTAGTTAATACTGCATCAGTACTTGAAGATGATATGTGGGTTAAGTTTGAAACAACTAACTCTGCAACATCTGGTCCTGGTGTATGGGTTGAATCAAACGAACCTGGTCTTAAATATAAATTTGATCCACTTACGATGCCTCACCAATTGGTACGTAAGGCAGATGGGTCTTTTGAATATGATCCAGTTACATGGGAAGAAAGAGATGTAGGAGATGAAATTACAAACCCATTACCTTCGTTTGTAGGAAGTACAATCCGTAACTTATTCTTTTATAGAAATAGATTTGGATTCCTAACTGGTGATACTGTTGTCATGAGTAAAGCAGGATCCTTCTTTGATTTATTTGCAGGATCAGCGTTACTTGCTGCTGCAGATGATCCTATAGATTTATCTGCTTCTTCTACTAAACCAGTATTTTTAAATTATGTCAAAACAGTTAGTGCAGGTTTAGTACTATTTAGTGATAACGAACAGTTCTTATTATCTACTGACTCTGATATACTAAGTTCAGAGACTGCTAAAATTAATACATTGTCTGGTTACGAATGTGATCCTAATATTGAAGCTACTAACTTTGGTACTTCATTAGCTTTTGTTTCTAAGACACCTTTATGGACTAGGGTTTTTGAACTATTCCGAATCAGTACCGAGAATCCTCCATTACAGAGTGCTACAACTGATATTGTACCTGAATTCATACCTAGTACTGTAGATAATGTCGCCGGTTCAGCTGGTATGAGTATGATATCTTTAGGACAATCAGGTTCTAATACATTATATCAATACCGTTTCTATCAACCTGCTGATCAACGTAAAGCATCTACTTGGTATAAATGGCAATTGACTGGTAATTTAGTTGACCAATTCTTTGATGTTAGTACCTTCTATGCTGTAGTAGCATCCGGATCTGATGTTTATGTAGAATCATTTGACCTTAGACAAGCTAGTGATACTGGTTTCTTAACCTTACCTACTGGTGAAAAAACAGATGTATGTATGGATTTTTGGAAGGATAATCCTTATAGAACATATAATGAATTAACTGAAAAGACTAGAGTATTTCTACCGTTCACACATATAACAGGTAAGTCACTAGCTGTTGTAGCGTTAGGTGGATATATTGGTGGTACTCTTGGTGCTACTGAAGCATCCGTTGGTGCTATATTATATCCAACTGTAGAAGGTTCAGCAGGATCTGAGTATGTAGATATTGATGGAGATTATAGAGGTAAGAACCTTATCATTGGTTACATATATACTATGACAGTAGATATACCTAAATTATATGTAAATAGATCAAAAACTGGTGAACCAATAAGTGACTATACTGCTGATTTAATTTTACATAGATTTAAAGTATCGACAGGTCTTAGTGGACCAGTGAAATATAATGTTAATTTAACTGGTATTCCAGATAGAACACATACAGTTAGTGTTATACAACCATATACTTACACAGCAAATGATGTATCTATGGCTGCTGAAGGTGTGCATGAAGTACCTGTTTTTCAACGTAATGAGAATATATCACTTAGTATTGTAGGGGATACTCCATTACCAGTCAGTCTATTAGGAATGACATGGGAAGGAAAATATAACAAAAAATTCTATACACGTGCATAAAATTAGAATCGCCACCCTTTCTGATATACCTTCAGTTGCACTGAATTTACGGGAAGAAGATAAGAGAGAGGTAATGGAGGGATATGGAGTTAATCCTGTCCTTTCATTTGCTCTTCAGATAGTAACAAGTTATACAGTTATATTTTATACGCCTGACGGTAAGACTGCCGGCATGGCTGGGGTAGAGAAAAATGGATGTGTTTGGATGTTATGTACTAAAGCTATAGATAAGTTTCCGATAACTTTTATTAGACAAGCACGTAACTGGTTAAACACATTACCACATAAATTATTATATAATATAGCTGATATAAGGAATATAGAACATTTAAAATTACTAAAACACCTTGGTTTTAAGTTTTTAAGGGTTATACCTAATGGTCCTAATAACTTATATTTCGTAGAATTTGCTAAATTAAAAGGAGAATACAATTAATGTTTAATGAATTTGGTACACCAATAGGTGTTGAATCCGAATCTATGCTACCACCAGGTAGTATAAAACCCCATGAAAAGTTAATAACTGAGTCTGGTGTAGAAATGAATCTAGGCATCGGAATGGGTATTGCTATTGGTGGTGCTTTTTCTGCTGCTGGTAGTCTATTCGGACAAAGTTCTCAACGTAAAGCTCAGCGACGTCAAGCACAGCATCAGAAAGCACAAGCTGATAGAGCATATAATAATCAAGTAGCTGCTGAAACATATCGTCATGAGTTCCAAACTCGGATGATTGAGCACAGAAATGAGATTATTGAGCAGGAATATGATGTTAGATTAGAGGAATATAAAGAGCAACTTCAATTTAATAATGCAGCAGCAGGTAAAGCTTATGCTGCTGAACAATTTAAATTAAATGAAACGTTTGCTAAAGCTGCTTTTGCTAGGCAAGGTATGACTCAAGAATTATATAGAATTCAAGGAGAACAACTTGCTAAAGGTGGTGGACGTAGAAGTAGATCAAGAGATAGAGCTGCTAGAATTAATTCATTAGGTGAATTTGGTAGATCTAATTGGATGCAAACTCGTAGTTTAATGAGTGCTCAATATGCATCTAAACAAAAAATAGCAGGCATCGCCAGGCAGCATTATCAGTCTAATTTAAGTGCATACTCTAAAATACGTATACCACCTAGATTAGAAATGCCAGGACTTGGAGCAGGACCTCAATTACAATCACCTGTAGCTGCATTAAGTGTACCAGGACTTGGATTCGGTGATTTTGCTGCAACTACATTCGGAGCAGTTGGTTCAGGAATCAACACTTATGCTTCACTGGGCGGATTTGGAAGTTATAGTAGTGGCGTAAGACAACCAGGAGGATTCGGTTAATGACAAAAGAATCAAAATTCCGAAGACAGAATGCGCCTGGTAATGAGTTCCAGGGATTCGCTCAAAGTGAATCATATTCACCTATTGAAATTCCAGATGTTCAAAAGTATCGAGATGCCAATGCTGCAACATTAGAAAGAGGTTATAATAGAACTAAAGAACGAGGATTAAAAGTTCTTGATCTTGAATATGAACGTGATAAACATATATATGAACATAATGATAATGTATTAAGAATCCTTGAAGATGCAGAGCAAAAAAACTGGAGTAAATTTTCTAAGACATTAGATAGTTTAATAGTAACTGGGCAGAAGATGCATCTACAAGGGATGGAAGAAGAAGCTATTTCATTAGCTTATGAAGATTATATGACCCAAGAGTCTGGTATGGTTCAGACTCAGGCAGATTTTGAAATAGGAGAAGCTACTGCTGAAGAAGTTGATGGTAAGATTAATGAGGCTGCTGGTGATGCACGTTCACAAGGACTGCCAGTAGATGTGCAACGAAGAATATCTAATCTCAGTGGATTTAAAGCTCGAGTATATTCTAGAACATATCTTCAATTAGCTGGTAGTCAGTTTCCAGCATGGATGGCAACAGTCGGTAGGAAGACAGAAGTTTTAAATGTACCAGGTTTAGAAGGACAAGCAATTACATTAGACTCTCCTGGACTTAGTGACGCACAAAAAATGTTTGTGCAAAAAAGTGTTCAAAAGAAATATTTAGGTCAATTTGCTGGGTTTAGTAATGGAGCTTTAGCTAAATATTTATTTCCTGAAATTGCTAAATGGGATGCAGCAGAAGCAACTAGATATGCAGACGAGAAAAATAAAGAACGTCAAGAGGAAATCATTGCAACCGGTCAAACTATATTGAGTGGAGGGGTTGCATCTGGTGATGGCGCACAATTAGCAAAATCGATGAGAGACTTTTGGGAGTTTGTAAAACCACATAATGGTAATAGTAATATTGTAACCAGAAGTCTACTTGAAAAAGAGATGAGGGAGTTGGTTAGGAAAAGGAAAATAACAGTAGAACAGTATGACGAGGCGATGGCGGCGGAATGGATAAAAGATGATGGATCAGTAGATACGATTGGTAATGTTTTTGCAGATAGTTTCCATGGATTAAGAGAGCAAATAATTAATGCTGATAAGTATAATCTTCAAGCTACCGTACAAGAACGAACAAATGCAGATAACCAATTATTGGCGGAAATTTTAGCAGATGCTGCCCTTAGACGAAAAAACGGTGAACCAGCTTTAACTTTGGCAAATTTACTTAAGATAGATCAAGCATTTATAGATAAGTGGGGAGTAGGATCTAGTGCTGTACCAAAGTATATTGCCAATGAAAGTCAAGATCCAGCTATGTCTGATGCACTAGCTCAGTATTATATAACTAAAAATGGTTATATAAGTAGTGAACAAGCTGAAGGATTAACATCAGCAGTTAAATATAAATATAGAGACGATATTGATTCTGCGGGTTTACTAACGCCTAATAAAGAAACAAAAACAAAATTAGATCAGTTTGCTCAGGACATAACAAAAAAAAAGTTTGGGATGGAGGGGTTGCAGTTACATACACCTGCATCTCGTGCATATCAACATGCTGTAAGAAGAGATTTATATAGACAATACGCTGCAGAAATGAAAGCTCATGGTAATAAAACCGACGCAGAAGACGCTGCTATAAAATTAGTAAGTGGTAGATCAGAGAAAACAAATGCATATGAAGTAAACTTTAGCGTTGACGATCATCAAAGATCAACAGAAATGATCAAGGATGGTCTTAAACATTATCGAGCTACCAAAGATTGGCGTGTTAAAATTCCTGGATTAGATAATATTGATTGGATTCGGATTCAAACTGTTAAGGAAATTCCTTATGAACTAAAGGCAATGGCAAGGCAAATGGAAGGCGTAGATGCATGGGATTTAGCTATAGCTCAATATAAAGCATATACAGGTAAAGACTTAAAACGACCAGAAATTGAACAAAAAGCGGTAAAAGCATTGCCATTAACAGACTATCAACTAATGACTAGATACCCTTCTTTAGCTAATTCTTACCATGTAGCAGAAAATTCAATGACCCAAGATCAAGCTGAAAATGAATTCCTTAATCTTGTTATATCAGAAGAATCTGCAGGTCATGGTACATATGATGCTATGAATAGATTAGAAGGAGGTACATATAAAGGATATAACAGTAGAGATGTATTTGATCTTAAAAGAGGTGTATCTGAAATGGGTATAGGAGAATTGATGCAGTTACAAGCATCTGGTAAAATATATGCTGCAGGAGCTTTCCAAATAATACCTACTACTCTTAATGAAGGTTTATTAGTAGAAGCAGGGTTATCTGCTGCAGATACATTTAATAAAGAAAATCAAAATAAACTTGCTTTAGCTTTATTAAGAAGACGTTTAAGACAAGACTGTGCTGTTACAGGTGTTAAAAATGAATGGTTAGGATTAGCAAAGATACCAGACCAGATGCTTCAACGGTATTTAACAAATTTGAAATACCCTGAATCTAGATTCTGTCAACCACATAACGTTACACCTGGCGTTATTGAAGCAGCCGGAGGACTCTAATTATGCCACCAGATTTAACCGCAGATGAAAGACTAGATGCAGCTATAGAAGGTTATGAGGAACGAATTGAGGCATACACCCCAATAGCAGAAGCAGAAAAGAAGGAAGCTATAGAGAAAGCTGCACATGCAGATAAGATGGAAAGTGGCGATACACACGCTACTAAAGAAGCAAGTGAATTTGGATTAGGAGAAAATCTGAGAGAAGCTGGTAATGCTATTGTTGGCGGTCTTAGAGATAGTGTTAATTCAATTCTAACTGCACCAGAACGTGTTGTAGATATGATTTCTGGTGAGATGGAAGAGAAGATGAAAGATGGGGGATATGTTCCTGATTGGAATCCATTTGGTAATAATGAGAATTTCCAAACTAAAACTAACTGGGGTAATCTATTACGCAGTGGTATTCACTTTAGTAGCATGTTTGTTCCTATAGCTGGGATTGCTGGTAAAGTTGGTCAAGGTACTAGTTTACTAGCACGTGCTACAAAAGCTACTATGCTAAGTAAGAATTTGTTTGTAAGAGGTGCGTCTGTTGGTGCTGTTCAGGATTTAGTTTCCAAGTATTCTCAAGATGAAGTGAATCTGAGCGCACAGTTAAGGGATAAAAATGGATGGATCGATACCCCTTGGGCTACAAAGGATGGTGATCACCCAATGATGCTTACCTTGAAAAACATGGTTGAAGGGATGGGTATGGGTATTATCTTTGATGGATCACTTAAAGGATTGGCATTCGGAAGAGATAGATTGTTTACCCGCAACAAACCAGATAGAATCAATATGGATGCAGGTGCTCGAGTAGATACTATTGAGCATCAAGCTAAAAGGAGAGCAGAAGATACTGCAAAATTCCAAGTAGATAAATTATTAAGAGCAGAAACTAAGCAAAAACTATTTAATAAAGGTATTAATTTTGATAAACTAGATGCTGATCAACAAATAGAACAGATGGCATTAGTTAAAAAAAGAAATCGTAGTGGTAAATATCGTACATGGACTCCTCCTAATGAAAGTAATCTAGAAAGAGCAGATCGTAAAATTGCCGATCGTAATAAAAGTGTTCAAGACCAGACTATTGAAAAAGGTGTTCAAGAATTAGATGATCCTGGTAAACGAGGACATAAGAATAAAATTATCTCCGAACCACACCAAGGTAATCCTAACTCTACAGGAAGAGCCTGGGATGTTGATAAACAATCTAATAGAATTGATAATGAATTATCTGCTGAATATGGTTCTACAGAGAGTCTTATAACACCAGCAGCAGCAGAAATGGTTGCTGAAAATGGATTAGGTGCTAGAGGTATTACTCCTGCAGTTGCTAAAGACTTGATGGGTGATGCAAGGTTTAAAGCATTAATGGAAGATCTAAACGCTAAAGGTCAGACTTTAGAAGATGCTTATGGTAATGCTTTTAGAAGAATGCAAGAAGTTCTTGGTGGACGTGATGCTGGTGCATTAGAACCAGAAGAATTTTGGGCACCAATTACTAATAGTGCACAAGATGTAAAAGGTGGTATTGAACATTGGCAATTAGATAATGTTATTTCTGCTGAATTAGTTACAGGATCTTTATTCAAACAATTACGTGATAGAGCAACAGTTGCTAGAGAATTAGCAGGTGAAGTAGATATAAATGCACCTGATGGTCCAATTAAATATATACGTGATAATCTTATTGTCGGAATGGAGCAAGTTAAACGTTCTCGACTTTTAGCTAGTGAAGCAGGAATTGCTTTATCTAAAGAACCTGGTGGTAATAAAGCACTTGTAGAAGCATTAAATGATATACATGTAGAAACTAAAGGTCAAGTAGATATGATGCTTGATCTTGCTAGAAATGATCCTTCAGATGAATTCTTACATGCTCTCTTAGAGGCATTCTCTATGTCTCATAAGATTAATAATTGGGACGATTTCGATGTATTTATGCGGAATAAACTGTTAGGTTCTACTTCTGCAGCAGGTAAGAGAGAGACAGGTCAATTAATTAAAGAACTTCAAGGTGTTATGATACATAGTATCTTGAGTGGACCTAAGACACCTATAAGAGCTATTATGGGTACAGGAACTGCTGTATTCACACGTCCTATGTCTTTAGCATTAGGTGGTGCAATGAGATATGCAGGATCTGGTTTTACAGATGATACTATATTAAGACAAGGATTAGCATCATTGAATGCTATGGTACAAACAGTACCAGATGCAATGGAATATTTCTTTACCCGTTTAAATAGTTATTGGTCAGGTGATATATCTACTATTAAAACTAGATATGCAGAAATGAATCAAAGTGACGAGACTTGGGAACTGATGGGATTCTGGGCAGATAGTTATGGTTCTGCAGGTGATAGAGCTGCTTATCGTGTGACTAATCTTGCAAGATCAGCAAATCAAAATAGTTTCTTAACTTATTCCACTAAGTTAATGGCAGCAACTGACGATGCTTTTACTATGATTTTAGCACGAGCTAGAGCAAAAGAGAAAGCATTCTTAGGAGCACTTGATGCGAAAGCAAGTGGTATAATACCAGATATAAGTCCTAATGTTATTAAGGAATATGAAGGTAGATTATATAATGAAATCTTTGATCCTGAAACTGGTGGTATCAGTGATAATATGCTTAAATATGCTAGGGGTGAAGCAACTCTTAGTAAAGATATAAGTGGATTTGGTAAAGCACTAGATGATATGTTCTCATCTCAACCTGCTCTTAAACCTTTCTATTTATTTGCTAGAACAGGTATTAATGGATTAGAACTATCATTTAAACATACACCAGGTTTGAATTTCCTTGTTAAAGAATTTAATGATATTGCGTGGGCAACACCTGATAATTTACAGGATGTCCTTAAGTATGGTATTGAGACACCACAAGATCTGATAAACGCTAAAGCACTTCAAAATGGAAGATTAGCTTTAGGTAGTGCAGTAATCTTCTCAGCATCGCAATTCTATCTTAATGGACAATTAACTGGTAATGGTCCTGCTGATCCAAGAAAAAGACGTGTTTGGGAATCTGCAGGATGGCAACCTAGATCCGTTAAAATAGGTGATGTTTGGGTTGGGTATGAATCTTTTGAACCATTTTCTAACATACTTGCTTCTATCGCTGACTTAGGTGATAATCAGGAATTAATGGGAGAGAAATGGGTTGAACAAGGTCTACTTGGTAATGCAGTTATTATTGCAAAAGGTATTACATCTAAGACTTATTTACAAGGATTACAACAGTTATTCTCTATATTCAGTAATGATCCTAAAAAAGGAGAGAAAATTATTGCTGGATTAATGAATAATGCTATGCCTATGGCTGGTTTACGTAATGAGATTGGACGTGTTATTACACCATATCAGAGAGAATTAAATTCTGGATTTGAAGATCAAGTAAGAAATAGAAACTTAGCATTAGAACAATTGACTGATGATAAACTTCCTATTAAATATGATATTTTAACTGGAAGACCTATTAAAGATTGGAATCCTTTAGTTAGACTATATAATGCTATAAGTCCAGTTTCCCTTAATCATGATCAATCACCAGGTCGTGCTTTCTTAATGAGAAGTAACTTTGATTTAAGTGTAACATTTATGACTGCACCTGATGGTACTAAATTACATGATTCTCCAGAAGCAAGGTCATTATTCCAAAAAGCAATTGGTGATCAAAATATAGAAAAGAAATTAGCGAAATTAGCAGAACGACCTGATATTCAAGAATCTTTGAAATTAATGGAATATCACATTAGAACAGGTCTAAGAGGGAAGTATAAACCGATGGATTATACTCATAATAAACTTATTGCTAAAATATTCAGACAAGCAAAAGTAAAAGCTTGGGCAATGATACAAAGTGATCCTAATATTATGAGTCTCGTTGCAGCAAGAAAACTCCAGAAAGGTGCTAAATATAATTTAAATACAAGACCCGCCCGAAGTGAAAAACAAATGGAAGAAGCTGATCGCTTACTTCAATTAATTAATAAGTAACACTATGGCAACAACTGAAAATTCTTATACAGCGTCTGCAAACCAGACGTTGTTTTCATTTACATTCCCATATATAGATACTACTGACATCAAAGTTTCTGTTGATTCAGTAATTAAAACAATTACAACTGATTATACACTCGCCAGTGCTACGCAAATTCAATTTAATACAGCTCCAGGAGCTAGTAAGACAGTAAGGATTTATAGAGATACTGATGCTGATACTAAGAAAGCAACGTTTTTCTCAGGATCAGCAATTAGGTCTCAAGACTTAAATGAAAACTTTGATCAAAGTCTTTATAAAACCCAAGAATTAATACGAGATGTTGGTAACATCTGGGATGATACAACTGAAACAATTGATAGTACAGAAGCTTGGCCAGCTAGTGGTACAGGTAATGATACTACAATTGCAACAACTGCTGCTATTCAAGCACAAATTGTAGCAGGTGCTCCCACTGTTTCTGGTGTTCCTACACTAAGGACAGATGGTGGTAATACAATGACAGGGACGAATGCATTAAAAATGCCAGCAGGTACTGATGCACAACGTCCGACAGGTAGTTCATCACCAGCTGTAGCTAACGGTATGTTCAGGTACAATACTGATAGTAACTCGTTCGAAGGATATGCAGGAGGAGCCTGGGGTGCTGTTGGTGGAGGAGCCACAGGACCAGGAACTGATGCAATATTCTGGGAGAATGATCAAACAGTAAGTGATGATTATACAATAA